CCACTTGGGTTACAGGCGATTATGTAAATACCTTAACGACAGACCATCCAGCAAATGATTGGAATACACTCAGTTTGTCTATCACTGATAAACAATATATCTATATATATAACGGCACTAATGATTATTATGCTGGTGTATCTGAGATGATACTCGGGACTAAATATGATTTTGCTGTTAATCCTGAATTAAATGCGAAAACTGGGGAAGAATTTGGCACAGATATAATGACATCCTATGGTGGGAATGAATATGCAAATAAACGCCATGCCCCTAAGACCACTTGGGATTGGAATTGGTCTCATATACTTTCTACACAGAAAACAGCATTAGAAGACCTAAATGCTTCAGTACAGGATTGGAAGAAGTTTATATATTACGATGATACAAATTATCACTATGTTAGGATGACAAAACCTGTAACTTTTACTGAGGTCGCTCCTTCCGTATATAGTGCGAATATGAGCCTAAGAGAGCAATTATCGTAACATTGGATACTTAGTACGCATATCGTATTTGCCCTCCGTTAAGGGGCTATTTTGGGCTAAATAGGGCATCATACGGGGTCTGGGATGGCTATGTGAAGTTCAATAGCACTCCACCTTATTAATCGTTCAATAAAATCACTAAATTCCTTAGTTTCCAATGATTTTGTAGATTCTATATTGAAGTGATTCTTTATAGTTTGGTGCATTTCTTGTTTAGTATATCCGAGTTCTTCACTTAATATGTTAATTATATTCCAATAATAATTATTCTGTTGGGATGATCTTACCCCAGTCTTGGTTAGTTCAAAATAATACTCCCCATCTTCCACATCAATATGGGGGAGATATAACTCACCGTTCTCTACTCTGCAAGGCAATCGGGACATATATCCATCTTCCATAGGGGGTCATCGAGAGAAGACCATATCTTACCTTCAAATTCTTCCCATTTACATTCACATAAAGGACACCAACTCAAGTCTTGATCTGCCCTAACTTCATCATATTTATGGTTTTCTCTATCCCTTTTTTCTATTACTTGGTTGCTGAGGGCATCTATTACCCACTGGATAGAATCATTTTCTGTCCATGTTTTCTTCAATGATACCCCCCAATAGTAATAAATAGTTTCGGGCATCCTGTATCCTACCCATAATTGGCTCAGAAGACGATTCTTTACCAGTTAAGACGAAGTTTCTTATAGAATCCATGTGTTTTAATAAATAGGTCAAGGCAACCTGCTCAGATGATATGTTAATTCTATCTGCTATGCTCTTGAAATTCTTAAACTTATCCTCATCACTAACCGTATACTCCTTGCCCTTGTCGAGCATAATACGATTTTCTTCTTCCTGCATGGACTTAGCCCACATTACGAAGTCTTTTACTTTCATTCTTACGCTCCCTTCGTTTCTTTGATTTATATTCAGCAATCTTTTTTCGCTTGAGTACCTTCAATTTTTTCCTCTGTTTTGCTTTGCGATTAGGCAAAAGATTTAATTAATTTATCGATTTTATTCATAGATGATTTAACCTGTTCTTTTGATTTTCTTTCCAAAGATTCATCGTAGATAATGTCAAGACATTTATTACACATTCTTTCGTCTGTGTCTCCATCTGTATCATCATAAAGAGTTTCGCATTCTATGCACGTAAATTCCATTTTAATCTCCTAAATTTTTATGGGGAATGCCAACCACGACATTACACTTTCCAACTGTTCTTTATCCACATTGTTAAGTATCATCCCCATAATTTTAATAATACCCACATTGGGAGGCTAATTATAACAAGAGCCACTTGTATCAGCCATATAAGCCCAACAAATTTAAGTATTTTTATCATAAATTCTTTCTTTTCTGACTTCCTTCTTTTTTAAAGGGCATTTTTTCATATATTCCAGACGGTTTTCCCCTGTCTGAAACCCACAATAAACACTTGATGCAAATGGGCATACCTTACTTTTTAAGTGGCAATATCCGAACACATCTCATCCATACAGGGTTCACATATATACACATCACCGCAATGGGTACACTCACCTTCGAGGTCGAGACTTACCAAATCATCGACAATATTACTAATTTCTGCCATCTTATCTAATAGTTCTGCTTTTGTCAGGGGGGCTAATTCCATTTCAGTATGCCCCCAGATTGATGCGAGACCATCTCTAAATTTACTTTTCATAACATTCTCCTAAGTAAAGATTCAACATCCCCGTCTTTGTACTTCATTAATAAATTTTTTCTCCCTTTTAGATCATCATACCATTCCTGCCCACGTTTCTCTATTGCCCATTCAACAAATTCAGCGGGTGTTTTATGGGCAGAGAACTTAGATGAGAATACATGGCATCCAACACATAGACAAAATCCATTATCTAAGTCCCACCTGACTGACCTGATTGCCCGTGAATAGAAATGATGAGCATTTAAGGGAGAGGTTTTATGGCACTTCTCACACATCCCATATCCACGGACTTTTAAACCCCACGCTGAGTCGAGCTTTTTAATCAGGCTTTTTTTCAAAAGGGGAGTTCTTCTTTAACTTCCTCGTTGTCCAATACCCCAAGCAGACCTTCCATACGCAACTTTACCATTGCAAAATCTAATGTCTCTGAGGTGTCCATACTTTGTACTGCAAGTTTCAGACATACCTGTCTATGGATGTCTTTTGTCCTTGCATCTACACTTTGAGTGGTCGTTGGTGTGCTTACGCTTGGTGGTGGGGCTTTTCTCGTAGGTGTCCCATCTTGAGGGATAACATTCCAACCAAACTTACCTGCTTCATATTCTTCTTTACGAATATTCACAGAATCACCTTTTGTGAAGTTCTTCAACTTCTCATGCAATGTATCTGTTGCGAATAAGCCCGCTTCTTCCCCATCCATTCCGAAGGCATACAAATGATACATACCGTAAGCATTTGTCCCTTCTATTGGGGTATCATACAGAAATTCCACTATGTTATCTGTATTAGCTTTTATTTTTAAGGTGTTTCTTTCCATTTATTCTCCTGTTAGCTGTTTAATAAATTCTGGTGTCATAAGGTTCTTAGAGGAAGTTTTGTCTTCCATTGCGAACCCACTAAGATAGGCATCCCTATTTTTATACTTATCAAGATAATATTTGATTCCATCCACCGCATCATCGTATTCATTTCTTGGGAAAGACATGGAGCCTTCAGAATACTCATCGAATCCATCCCACGATATTGTGAACCAATATAACCCAGAATCACCCTTATACATCTTTTTTCTCGATTGTACAAGAGTGTCTTTCGAGGAATCTAAAGAGATGTTCTTTTATCCAATTTATTTCTTCTTTTGACATTTCTTTTGGGAATCCTATCTTGTAAGAGCCTGTTATTTCTTCTTTATCCACACCTAATATTACCATATATTAATCTAAGAACCAAGAGTTATCTTGGCAATGGTCTCATTAGTTTTTTTCTATCGTGAACAGATAATTCGCTCTGCAATTTTCTCGATAATGCACCACAGTCATCACATCTGTAAGATTCATACCTGTTTGCCATTGTGGTATAATAACCACCATTAGCATGGACATCATCACTACCACAAGATGGGCATACTTCACCATCCATATATACTCCGACATTCGGGTGGGATTTAATCCAAGGTCTTAACTCAAGATATACCTCTTCTAATAGCCGTACATCTTCTTCGTTATATTCAAGCATATTGTGGAGTGCCTTGGGGTCGCCCCTTAAACAATCAGTCCACAACTGAAAGTTTGTACTTATTTTACCTTTATTTGTCATAATCTGCCCTAAATAATCTAACCTATTAGATGAGAAGGCAAAATTACGCTTGGCAACCTTTAGAGTGTCGATTGATTGGTATGGGGAAGGGGGTAGAAAACCGTTCATGTGGAATCTCGTATTGAGTTTTTTGAGATCAAATTTATCACCATTATGGGCAATCACTACATCTGCTTGGTTGATTAAGTCCCATATACCACCCAATACTCTCTTATCATCCCTGTTCATAGCTTCTTTAGAAGTTTGAATATCAGATATAACACCCGAATCACACAACCATTTAGCCGACCAAGACAAGACATTCCAATCTTTTATTACATTGCCGTGCTGAATATATTTATTCCCGAATAAACCCCACACATATACTTCCATTGGGGTTGTTTCTATATCAAACAGAAGGATTTTAACCCCTTCGGGTGATAGATAGAATGAGTCCCATTGACCACAATCCACACATCTCGTCCTCTGTTTGCCGTTTCTGATACCTCGTTTATTTACATTTCTATGTTCACATTTCATATTGACTCCGCTTGTAACCATTTATTAAGTGCTTTCTCCCATACATCGAATGTAACCTCACCTTTCTCATACCTAACCCAGACTGCATCAAATTCTTCCTGTAGTCGTTTCCGCATTCGTCTAATCCGATAGTCCATTGTAGGTTTGT